ACCCCGATAAACTCTTGGGTCACGGCCCCTAACGGCCCCCACGTTCTAGGGCAAGCTCCCAATGCCTTTGGAGTTGGGCAACAGGTGGTGCAGGTATCTCAGGCCAGCGGGAATTTCGGCAAGCCAGGTGTGGTCGTCAGCGTTGCCGCGCCTCCTGCTGGCGGCAACCCGGTCGTCACAGTCCGGTTTGCTGATGGGGCACAAGCCAAGAGCGACGGCAAAGAGTTTGCATTTGCGGAACATTTCGCACAGGCCACTGCGATAAAGGCAGGCCCACTCTGGACGCCGCCCACGCCCCGCCCAGGAACCGCCCCGCAACCAATCCCCGCAAACACCAATCAGCAAAGGAGAACTCCGCTTGATGCCACCGAGCAGTTGCAGGCAAAAATCAATGCGGCTAGGGCGGTAGGCGACCGAGCCTTGGTCCGCAAACTCTCCATCGAGCTGGACATGATGGGGACTCCCGCTCCCGTTGTTAAACAACCCTTACCAGCCCAGCGGACTATTAAGCCTTCCGCCCCTATCGCTTCACAAGATCAAAATGCCCCTCAAAATGTCATCCAGCCCGTCGTCCCGGCAAGCGTAGCGTCAACTGCAACCGTCAAGTCTTCCTTGCCAGTTGCTCCGATAGTCACACCAGTTGTTGCTGAACAACCAGAATTGCCACCGCTTTCAGGCAAATCGAAAACAGCCTACAGGGTTTTAATCAGAGCTGGATTTGATGAGCAAACCGCCAACGCCTATGGAAGATTCTATGCCAGCAACTTTGCCACAGAGGAGCAGACCTCAGAGCAGTTCCGTGATGATTTGCTAGCGGCAGTTCGCGTTGCCGGGTTTCGCCCTCCAAAAATGGAACGCAGATACAAAGAGCGGGCTGAAGACTGGATTGGTGAAAACAGCCCTGAAACTTCTCAGCAAATCGCTAGAGATGCCATTGCTGAAAACAACCGTCTTGAAAAAGAAGCGATAGACAAGAACCTTAACCTGCTTGGCCGTTTACCAAAAACTGTCAAACCACCCACCACCAATGCCCCTGCTCCAGTCCAAAAACAGACTGCTGTAATTGACGCAGACGCTATAGCCGAAAACGGACTTGACCAACGCGGCCTATACGAACAGGAAACTCCAGAGTTCAAGCAATCTATTTTCAATCTTTTTCTCAAGAAGGCAGCTTCCATAGGAAAGACAGACATCCGCAGTCTATCCAGAAACTACGCTTCAAATGGGCTTTCTGGCGACAATGGTGGTGTATCCCTGTCCTTTTATCTGGCATCAGCCGACGGAACAGGTCGAACCTTCGGTGATAATCCGGCCAAAGGCGTGGCTTGGGAGTTTAGATTTGGACGAGAGGTAGTCCCTGTCACTTGGGGGGATTTAGCGGAGGCTGGAATCGCTACTAAAAACCCTGACGGAACTGTAAGGGGTAGCGGGTTTGTGGCGTCTTCAAAGCTGGAAACTTCTAAAAAAACACCCAATGCCCCTGCTCCAGTCCCGCAGCAAGTCGGCCTTCCGGTCAAACCTGAAGGAACTCCTCCAGTCGGGCAAGCGAAGCCAAAAGCAGGCACTCGCAATCGCCTTACGAGTCCAGCGGCAGGGCAAGCCCCAGCCGAAGCGAAGCCGGTTGACGTAGCCAAGCCTGCCGCCGCCGAGACAGGGGCGAAGGGGAGGCTGTCTGCCGTAGTTGATACTATCGCAGGAAAGATGGACTTAACTGAATTTGAGAAGAATGGATATGCTCCAGAACAGGTTACTCAACAGGATTGGATAAATCTTCAACGTGCAGAACGCCGCCAACTTGGACAATCTGAGGAATCAGGAACACGCAACGCTCCGTTTCAAGATTACAAATCATTTCACGAAGATGCTGTTCGACGTGCTGTTGCAAAAGGAGAGGAAGTTGATCCACAAGTCCTAGCCGACTACCCCGACCTCGCGCCCACCCCCGCCGCCAAACCGCAGCCTGCCGCTGAACAGCCCACTCAGACCAGTCAGGTAAAAGATGGGGCGCGAGGCCCATACATGGGGATGATGCTTGACGATTCTCCATTACAAGGAAATCTGGGTTATCCAAAAGCCATAGAAGTGCTTAAAGGATACTCAAACGCAGACCTTCTCGCTGAAAAGGCATCTCTTACCAAAGCGTCTCTCAACAACGTGTTCGGAGCAAATGCTGAAAGAACTTTACGGCTTGTTAAAGCTGAGATTGAAGCACGCAAGCCCACAAAAGCCGGACTTGTCCAGAAGCTAAACGCCGCTATTGAGTCCGCCAAAATTAAACCCGGTGGCCTCTACTCCCTTCCCGACCTCGGCCTCACGGTTACGCTTTGGAACGGCACGCTGAACGCGGTGCAACTCTCGCTTCGCGCTGGGCAAAAGCTGGCGCAAGCAATCCAAGCTGGCATTGACTGGCTCCGCGCCCAAGGTCAGCAGTTCAACGAATCTCGGGTCCGAGCCGAGTTAGATAAAGCCATTCTTCAAAACCCAAGCCTGCGCGTCAAAAGCCAGACCGTTGCTGGCCGTACAGTTGGGACAAGCCAGCCAACGACTAAGACCCGAACTGGCGAGGGGACAGATCCGAGTCACAATGTTGAGTTGACAAGGTTGCGAGAGGCTAATCCAGTCGCGTATCGCAAGAACGCGATGCTGCTCACGCGCTACCCGGTTGTGGCGCGGGACCAACCCCGCATTGCCGACCTCGTCCGCAAGATTGATGCGCCGCTCCTGTCGGCTGAACGCGCACTAGATAGGTCGCGGGCTGAACTCGAAAAATTAAAGAAGGAGGCTATCGGAGTTGTCGCCTCCACCCGCGAGTGGAAAAAGAGCGCCGTAAAGGGCAAGCACATTACGGGATTCTTTGCTAGAAATCGCCGCTCTGATTTGGCCGTAAAGTTTAAAGTTCAGCAAAAAGAAATCCGTTTGCTGACCAAACTAGCCGAGGTTGAATCCGACAAGCATGACGCTGCGTTGGCGGAATTGATCAATAACCGCGACCTGATCACTTTGGAGAACGCGGACGCTATCTACGAGAGCTACATCAACTCGGTCGAATCGAACCTCGAGACTCTCGCCAAGCTGTTCCCAGCCCGACTGCGCGACCTCGCTACCCTGTGGTATGACGGCGCAAACTTGATTGGACAGAGGTTCGGCAAGAAATATCGCACGACGTTGGAGCAGGCTTCGGCGGTCTTGGCGGTCTTCAGTCCGCAGAAGGACTGGTTTATGAACGTGAGCCTAGCCGAGCGCATGATGGCGATCTGGCAGGATCAGCAGGACGCGGTCTGGTCCCCGGAGATGACCAAGCAGTTCATCAAGCGATCAGGTGAGCCTCAACCCAGGATGCAGAAGGTCGAGGACGGGACCAAGGTTGAGATGGTGGACGAGGACGGGAACACTGTCTACCAAGGTGGGGCTGTGCCGGTCGAGCAGGAGGACGGAACGATTGTCTGGACAAACTGGAACAATGAGAAGGCTGCCGGGAACTTGGCAGAGGCGAAGAAGGATTTGCTGGAGCTGGAAGGGAAGCGTCTGCGCGACCTGACCGACCCCGAATTGCAGGCTCGGTTTGTCCGAATGTTCTCTGAGGTCAACCACCCCATCACCTATCAGAAGGTGGCTCCAAACGGGGAGTTCGTCGGGAACATGACGAACAACAAAGGGGTGGAGATGAAGATTGCTTGGGGCGGTTATGGAACAATTGAAAAGGCGATCAGCATCCTACAAGCCGATCAAGCTAGCGAACACAACGTGATTAGCGGGGCACTTGGTGCCCAGCACAAGGTTCGCAGCTTCTACAACAACATCGTTGACCCGCAGAACCAGAGTGGGCATGTCACGATGGACACTCATGCGGTCGCGGCATTGCTGTGGATACCGCTCTCTGGCGCTAGCGTTGAAGTGACTCAGAACTTTGGTGGTAAGGGAGTTCAGAACTCTGGCGCTGCTGGCATCAAGGGGACATACGCGGCCAACGCCGAGGCTTATCGACGCGCAGCTAAAGCCCTCGGATTACTTCCACGCGAGCTGCAATCCATAACGTGGGAAGCAGTCAGAATGCTGTTCCCAGCAAAGTGGAAAAGCAGTCGGGCGAATGTTGCAAATGTGCGAGCGGTGTGGCAGCGTTATCTCAACAATGAACTCACAATTGAACAAGCAAGAGCTGACATCTTCCGAATCGCTACAACCAGCGAGGAGCAACCCCAAGGTCGTGACATTGACCGAGCAATTGAAGATGGTTCAGGCGTGGGAGAGCCTTCCTGGGCAGCAACGATGGGGGACGGCTCATCTAATATTGGAGAGCCACAAGAAGCCGATGACACAAGCGTCCTTTCTTCAGGTGGAAGGGATGGGCGGATGGGATCTGGACAACGCGCTGGAGACGCTGGAGGAGTCAGTGGACGACGGGGTTCTTCCGCCGTGGTTCGGCCAGTTACTGAGGGGAGTGACGCTGGACGATTAGAGCGTGGACCTACTGATCCCTCCTCGCCACCTCCTGACGCAATTCTCTCGTTGGGTAAGCAGCCAGCGCCTCCCTCAAGCCCCAACGAAACCGCCCTTCAATCGAGGACTAGCTCCGTCCAAGCCAAGGACGCCGATTACCTAGCAGCGGTGAAGTCAGGCGACATGAAGGTGGTGCAGGCGATGGTGGATGAGGCGGCGAAGAAGGCCGCGACAACGCCAGAGCAGTTAATGGAACTTTCGGCATCCAGAAATCTACGCCGCGCCATAGACGGCAAGAGCGTGGTTGAAATAAGTCTTGGAAAGCCTACGGTGGTGAAGGTTGGTGAGTTCATGGCAGAAGCAAAGAAATACGGACTATCCCTTGGTGAAAAATATAATCACCTTGGCGTTTTAACTAACTATCACGAAGTTACGGGACTCCTTCGAGAAATTGGCCTGCGAGTTCTCCCTAAATACAACAAAGCACTAAAGGCTAAAACTAAAATAGGCCCGCTTGCCGACCCTATCACCCGCGACGACCAAGGCAACGTCATCCCCCTCTCCCAGCGTTTCAACACGAAGAGCGAGGACATCCGCGAATCAAGGACTGGCGTTGTCTCTGGATTTATAGAAGGCAACGATCAATTCACAACAATCCCCAGCGATGAAGAGCTTTCTAAGTGGATGGTAGGGGTAGAAACGATGAACGAGTCACTGGTCAAACCCAAGAACAATAGCAAGGCTGACCAAATTGGAGATGCCAGAACTCTTCCAGCCGGTCACAAAGTCGGCCTGAGAATAGACATCCCGACTTTCAACAGGTCTAAAAAAGCTGGAACTCCTGTCTATGCAATTTCAATTCACGAATCTAAGTCAGGCGGAAAGGTTGGAAAGATTATTGGCTACGACGGCATTGCAACCGTTACGAACCCAACCTTCTGGGTAAACGAATCCGGGTCAGAACAAATCGCTCTTGGAGAATCCAGCAAGAAACCCCTAGCGACAGTCGAGGGCAACTTTAACCCGTCCAGAGAAATTCCCAGCGACATCAACGAATGGACGGCGGTTGGGTTCGACCCGATTAAGCACTCCTATTTCTACGACAAGAAGACTGGAGAACTTGTGGTTGGCGGCGACATTGCTATCTCTGTTGGCAACACTGTCTTCGTTAAGAACCCTCGGTTCGGAAATAAGGAAGACGCGCTCTACAGGAGGAGCGACGCAGCCACCGGCCTTCCCGCCTCCGCAGTCGAAGCCCATATCGCCCAAGCCTACGGCTCAGTGCCAAACGGGGTTATCCGGGTGGTTGAGCGGCCAGACCTCAACTTCGATGGTCAGGTGATTCTGGATGCTGCGACAGGCGAATTCCTCCGCATCGAGATCAACGCCTCCAAGCTGAACAGCCTTGATGACATTGACAGGATTCTCACCCATGAGTTCAGCCACATCGTCTTCCGTGACCCCGGTGTGCAGTCCATTCTTGGATCCCTGACCGACCAAGAGCGGTCGCAAATAGAGGCGGACATGACCCGGCTTGGCTACACGCCAGACACGCGCCAGGAGGAAGGCGGGGCGCGGGGCATCGAGCAACTGGCTAACGCTTGGCGCGGTCGGAACTGGTTTACTCAGGTAGTTGGCTGGGTGCTGGCATGGGCAAGTGAGCGCGGGCTGAAGATGACCCGGCTCGCTGCGGAGTTGATTGCTGCAAGGGCTGTGGCGAAGGTGAAGGCCGAGGTGCTGAAGGCGGATCAGGCCAATATCCAGCAAGTTTCTATGGGCAGCGAGTTGGCCCTCCAAAGCCGGGTTGTCCCTGACAACGCAGCCGACCTTGAGATTGCTACAGCAGGCCAGCAGGTTGCCGCTCAAGTTGAGTCTATCTACGCCAACTACGAGGCTGGAGCGCAATCCTTAAGCCAGCTCGCCCTCGAAAAGAAGGAGTTCCGTCAAGCTAGGGCCGAGTTAAACAAGCTCACCTCACTCGCTAGTGCGCGGATTACTCAGTTGCCAAACCCTGCCCCCGGCATGACGCCAGACCCTATGGAGGGAATCAGTGTCCAAGCCAATCAGGTTGTGGTCGGCCCTGAGTTCAGCAATAAGCTCACCAGCCTGGGTGTCGCGCACAACGCCGCAGACGCTCAAGCCAAACAGGGCGCGATCTTCTTCGAGCGGGTGGCAGATGGAGTCACTACCGCCCGTGAGCGATTGAAGGATTTGGAGGCGAAGCGCAACCACTACATCTCAATCAAGGCTCCGGCTGCTGATATTTCACAGGTGGAGAACACGATCAACTCTAACCGGGCGCAAATCGCCACGCTTGAGCAGACGGAGCATGATGGTGTTACCGCTGGCCAGCGGGCTGACGAGATAGCTACGGCGGAGAGCAACAAGATTGATGCAGAGGGCAAGCGTGACGCGCTTAAACTTGCGCCGGTTGATGACTACTTCGGCGGGCGCATGGCTAACCTTCGGGAGTTGACCGAGAAAGCCAAGGCTTCTGCGGCCCTTGCGAAGGCATTGATGGCTGGGACAACCGACCCAGCGGAGCTTGCCAAGCTCACGGCTGAGTTCGAGCGGTTCGACAAGCTGCCGGAGACGGCGCGTGACGCGCTGGTGGCCGGGAATATGACCGACGCTCAGTTGAGTTCTGTCGTTATCGCGTTGCAACATTCGTTTGTGGAGTTCGATTTGGCTAAGGCCAACATGGACGACCTCCTCATTGCCGAGCAAACCCGAATCCTGAAGGACATCGCGCAGGCCGAGAAGGATTACAAGGCAGCTTTAGGCGCGAATCTGGATACAGAAGCGGTAGTTGATGCCGCCCTTCGATCCGCCCGTGGTTCGGCTGGACTCGCTGGCTCGGTAAGCGGCGCGGCCAGGATTGACCAGTTGCTCTTGGAGACAGCCGCCATTAGCGGTATGGCTCAAACGCTTGGTCAAAACATCGAGCAGAACCGCTGGCTCTACGACTACCTCTCTGGCGTAAGATCAACTCCGGGTGGTATCTTGGCCTTCTCCAAGGCGAATGCTGACGCTCTTGGAATTGGCGAGGACACGCTCCGCAAGCTCGTCAATGTCGTTCAAAGCTCTCCTGCGCTTGGTTCCGCCCTCGTCACGCTGGCAGACCACGCAGCGGCTACCCGCGCAAATAACTACGCGCTCAGTCTCGCAACAACGGTTCCCAGCATCTCTTCACTGGCAGCACAAGCTCAAGCCTCCACCGTCCCGTCAAACGCCCAAGCCTTGCTGAATCAGGCTAACGCCGCTGCCGCCACGCTCGCCAACGCGGTGAAACCCGGTGTTCGAGCAACGAGCAAGACCGCTCAATTACTGTCCAGCTCGATTAACCAGTCGCTCACCCAACTGGCGGCGGTGAACAATGGAGCGAGCTTGTTTAATCAAGTTGCCAATAATCCCGCTTTTGTTGCCATGCGTCAGAACGCTAACGGCTTGAACGGGTTGGTTATCAACATGATTGAGCCGGGACCGGCAAAGACAACCTTCCTTGGATTCGGCACGACCAGCACGGTGTATCATCCTGAACTGGTTATTAATGTGGATGATGATCCGGCGATGAGTCACCGCACCCAGGGCCATATCTACCAGTGGAGTGAGGCAGCTAAACGCTATGTGGCTGACTTTGATTTGGCTGAACTGGCTCATCGCGCTAACCCGGCTACGAACCCGACGCCGGGAAGCCTTGGCTTTGACAGAGCTAAAGTGATTGGGTTGAGGACGGCTCTTGAGAAACAGGTGAACGGCTCATTCTTGGAAGTGTCATTGATGGATGAAGCGGCACGGACCAGCATCCCCAAGGTGGTTAGGAAGCTGCTCAAGCGTTCTATGTTCCGGCAGCACGACTTTGTTGCCCGCCTAGTTGGTGGAATTTACGGAACCGACCTTCGCGCTACTCAAGGCCGATGGATTCGTGGCCATCTTAATGCCCGCCGCGTGGCTTCTAGGTTCCAAGACCTGCCCGACCTGCAAGCCGCAGCAATGACCTCTCACGGCATCAAGAACATCGCCACCTATCGCAGTCAAATCTGGAATCAGATGGGCGGGTATGGGCGCGAGTTCGGCTCCAGGTTGAAGGTTGGATTCACCCTCCCCGTGTCAGGCCAGACAATTACCAAGGAAGACATGGTGTTCTTCAAGCGCACCATTGACTTCGAGGAGCAGTTGCGCCGGTTTGTTACGGAAGTGGATAACACCAGGGGCGTGCGGGAGAAGATCGGTGGCCAGACCTTTGTGCGAGCTGGTGGCAGCGTGGGTGACTACGGTATGCCTCGCCACCTTGGTCGCAACGCAACAGCCTTCATCGCTGACATCATCAGCTCGTATCTCAACACCAAGGGCTTCACTGTCTCGTCTGACCTGTCAGCGGCCAGCACTGAAGCGGTTCCGGCATTCTGGAATCAGCGGGTGGATATGCTGAAGCAGCACCTCTTGGACAGCACGCGGACAGATCGGGCAATGCGCCAAGACCCCACCATGAGGAAGGCTGAGATGGCTATTGCTAACCGCTGGCTATCAGGCGCAGTTGACCCGGTAAGCAGCCTGCAAGATTTGGCTCAACTGCTCGCAGCCGAACTCGCAACCGTCCCCGGAATTAACCCGATGGACTACGCGGTTCGCCACTTGAACAGCGAGTTGATTCAGTATCACGAACACGCTGTCCGCATTAAGGCGGAGCGCGAAGACGTATCCACAAGAAACAGCGGCCTGTCCATTGCCTTGTCATCGGACAACGAGTTCACTAAGCCAGCCGCCAAGCTCGAACTTCCCCACTCCCTTTATGACTACGGGGCTTTGACAACTGGCGAGCGCATCTCAGCGCAGTCCCGCGCCAACCATGAGATGTTGGTTGAGTATGCTAACGCGCTACGCAGAGCAATCGGTGATCTGAAAAACAGGATCAACAGATTCGATAACAACCAGATCAGCGAGGCCGAAGCAGCCCGAAGCTATGGGGGAGGCATGGAGGAGCTTCGTGACACATTTGAAATTCTCTCAGCCTCGCTTGTTGACTTTGAGGCTGGCTACAAGTTAGGGGCAGACCCGGCATTGTCTCCCTCCGCGTTGGCAAGTGAGCTTGCTAGGTTCCCAGTTGCGGGCGTGCTTGCTCTGCCAACTGTGTCTATCCGAAACCTGACAGGTGGACAGTTGGTGGTTTACCTAATGGAACGCGCAATGGGCTACACCGGGGCGCGGTTGGCCATGTATAACGCAATCAAGAATGCTCCCAAGGCGCTCGCCAAGGCTTCTTACGCTTCAGCACTCAACATCGCCCGGTTCCTTGATAAGAACCTGCTCAAGACTAACAAGCAGCAGCTTGAAGCCATCGTGGACATTATTGCGAAGGTGGCTCTCTCCCCGGTGTTGCTTGCCTTGAAGAACCCGACCACCATCATAGCAGGAGTTAAGAGTGACTTGGATCAAGTTCAAAAACTTGGCTACGACACCAAGATGGGGTTCGTGGACGCCTTCCGTCAGGCTTGGAAGGAAAGCGGGCTTTACGCAAACCGCGAGGAAGAGGAAGCCGCCCTTCGCTCCCCGACAGCGACTAAAATCGGCAGGGTTACACTCACGGTTGCCAAGGGAATCAACGCATTCCTTGGAGCCGTTGGCGTGGAGAACTCTGACCAAGTGTTGAACTCAGTCAACCTTGTCCAGTCTCAGATGATGGAGACTCGGCTCGGTGAGGTGGCGATGAAGTTTGGTGCGCGACTGGAAAGCCTCGGAATGACATCCATAGATCCGACTGACAAGCGTTCTATCCTGCTCCCGGCTGAGTGGAGTCCTTTCCTAAATGCTCAGGCAAGCCTTGATTCACTTGGCCAACTCCGACTGTTCCTTGAGGGCAGCGCAGCTTCCGAAGGCTTCCAGCTTGAAAACGCCCTTCTAAAGTTCTATCAGGAAACCAAATCAGGCAAGCCAACGCATATTTTCTCCGCTGCCCAGTTTGAAGCCGTTCAGCGCGGATTGCTGGCGCAGATGAACACCTCGCTGCCGACCAACCGTGCGAGCGTTGCGGCGGGAAACCGGATGTGGAGAATCCTGCTAACGCTTCAGGGCTACCCATCAGACGCCTTCCTGAAGCTGATTAACACAGCGGTTGGTGGAACTCGGAACAGGACCGTGGCAGCCCAAGCCGCATCAAAGCTCCCGCTGCTTATCGGCATTGCAATGATGGCTATCATCATCGGCGGTATGTCTGATGGAGCGTCCGAGTATTGGAAGCGCAAGTTGCAGGGCAATCCCTCTCAAAACGCTGGCGTTCTTGATCGGGACTTCTGGCAGAACAAAGACAAGCTCATGTCTGGGGCTGGAAGGTTCCTTGCCGCGAACATGTTCTACCTTGGCGACGTAATCCTTGGAATGCAGAACCAGATTCAAGGGAACCGAGGGTTCGACCCAGCAAGTCGAGTGTTCCCTATCTCATTGGCACAAGCGTTCGCATCCTCAATTCAGACTACCTTTGCAACCTACCAAGGATCGGGCGATATGTCTGATGTAGCGACTCCAATGGTTGATTTCTTCGCCAAACTCACGCCTGGAGGCATGGAAATCCGTAACTTGTTTGGAGCCAACCGAATACTTCGCCGGTCAAGGTCAGTCACCACAGCCGAGGGACGCGCTGCTGACATGGAGCTTCCCAAGCAGGGAGGTCAACGCAGCGCAGGCCCGACCACTATCGTTAAACGCAACCTCGAATCCGCCGTCGGAGCAATGGAAGAGGCGCGGGTCAGTGGTGATACCGAGGCTTACGCCAAAGCCGAGGGTCAAGCTCGCGCAGAAATGGCCAAGCTGGAGAACTATTACATCAAGCGGGAGACGGAACGTGGCAAGCCCCCAGAGGAAGCAGCCAAAGCAGCTAAAGCAGCCGTGTGGCGCGACTATCAGGAGATCAACCCTGTCAGCTCCGCTCTCGGTGGACGCAGGCCGACCGCCTCAGAATACCAAACACTCACCACCGGGGCGACTGGCGCACGGGCCGTTACGCAGCAGGCCGGTATCTCCGCTTGGCAGCAAGGCGCAAACGCCCTGTTCAACAAGACTGGAACAGTTACCCGCGAAACCGCCTCCGCATCTTCAAGCGGCGGGGGTGGCGGAGTCTCTGGGGGAGGATACGGAGCAACGATGACCGCATCTTCGGGCGTGGGTCGCGCCACGTCCGGTAGGGGGCGCATGGTCAAAGCAGGCCGGTCAAGGCTTACGGCAGGCAGAACGACTCGCTCCTCCCTTAGCCGACCGAAGTTCAGGACTCGGCTACGCGCTCCTCGCAATCGAAAGGTTTCCATCAAACGGGTGAGATTAACCGCTTGACTCCCGCCAAAAATGACGGGACAGTCGCGGCATGAGCAGCCTGTTCGACCCGAAGAATCCAGATTCAGAGAACCATATCCGAAGGTTGGCGGAGTCCGTGCCTTCGATGGTGGATGAGCAACTGAAGAGGAAATCCAGCAAGGCGCAGCGCAGTTATGCGAGGTTCTGCCCCATCTGCGGGTTGCTGTATGATCGGCTGAAGGTTTATGCGCCAGCAGCGATGAAGGAGGGCAAGTGCGAGAAGTGCCGCAAACATCTCGTGGATGGCTGCACGGCTCTTGTGACTGTCAGCAGGCGTTACGCGCTAGTAACGCTCCCAGTGCCCCTGCGGGACCGCCTAATGGCCCTCGTGGGAGACGAAGCCAACGACCTGACTGCCGATGACCGGGCGTTCTTCGGCAAGTTGGTCAATATGGAGCCGGGTGAAACCGTGACATTGACCGATGAGGAGATGGATGCGGTGGAGAATCTGACCAAGAAGCCGTGAATATTAAACAAATAGACCGTAAAATTGAACGCACAAAAGAGCAGTTTAAGAAACTCGTAGTTGCGCGTAAAAAAGCACTGACCAGTGAGCGCATCAGACGTAAGCAGGCCACGAAATACAAAATTGGCGACATCATCACCTACGGCCATTTATGGGATGAAGCAAAAGAACGACCACTGCTGATAACCCAAGTTGAATTCTCTCCAAATGGAACCGCGTGGTCCTACAACGGTTTTCAAATAATCGGCGGAAAACTTTCTCGGGTATGGGGCAGCACTGGCTACTGGCACGAATCAATACGTCTCGTTGGAGCGGCGGCGAACTTGCTGTTTTTCACTGACGATATGCTCGCAAAAATTAAGAAGCCGTGAAAACACTCACGCTCTCCCAGAGGCTTGCTCAGGTTCCTCCATTCATCTGTGCGGTGTATGCCTCCGCTCCTCGCAGGAAGCTCACCCACGAGGTTCTGGCGAAGCGCAGCGGGCTATCCTTGAGGATGATTGAGAGGCTGGCTGCGAAGATAGTGTGGAAAGGGGTTGATAGCGACGTGCAAAGCAGATACGCTGAAGCCTGTCAGGTTGATCTCCTAAAGCCATCCATTATCCGCCGATACCTGAAAAGCACCATGAAAGCGAAAATTCCGTTTCCTCACCTGTCCAAGAATTCAAGGGCTGCGACATTAAGGCGGGTTACGGCATATCTTAACTTGCCATGAGAAACACGCTGACTGGTGAGATTCCAAGACACTTTTACGTTTGGGTGGACAGTCGGCACACCCACAAAAAGCCTTGCGGTTATGTCCCCGCCGTCTGGTATGGGCTAGTCAGCTATCCGGGCCGTGTTTGGGGTTGCACCGTCATGCTCGAATCGGGATCGGTGTATCGCAACATCCCCTCTCACGCTATTGCGTTCAGCAATAAACCGAAAGGCAAATGGACGGAGCGGGACGCTCAAACGTGGGACTGCTACGGTTGGGACTGGTCGGCGGTGGAATACAGTTTCTTGCGAGGGTTGGAATGTAAGGTGAGAGCGGGTGGTAAGGAACACCTTGGAGAATATCTATTTACCGTGTCGCCTGTGGGCGATGGGTTTTCTGCTTACCCAGAGCAGTCCAAAGAGTTTAGCTTTGTTCGGCTCGACAACGACCATCTGACCGTGCAGCCAACAAACCATATCGTTTTTCGGGAACGCAGCTTTACCGACAACAAGCTGGAGTTTTCCGACGCCATGAAAAGACAATCGAAGATATGGACAGCCGAGTAGCCTACATACTCAGAACCCGAGCTTCTACCGCAAACCGGCTGATTGTGAACACAGCCCCAACCGGGGGAACTACTTCATCTGCCTCGTTCTTGGTTATAACAGAAAGCTCGTAGTAGAGGAACCTCCCCTGCTCAAGGAATACCCAGTTCACTGATTTTACAGGCCGAATGTTCTGGGCAATGTATTGGGCTACCGTTTTGGTATCGGGGCATTGGATGGGCTTATCACTCATCCGCCGCCAGATAACTTCGCAATCTCCACCGTCTGTAGCAAATTCCGCCTCGTATGTGGGTGCGATTCCATCTGTCAGGTAGGCAAACGCCAGCGGGTTTCCTGACACGTTGGCGTCCCTGGCCTGGTAGCTGGTTCCGATCCTCAGCCGCCAATAGTTTGATTGCCCAAGCAAATCTTGCACGGTCGGTTCCATCAGGAAGTTCTTAATGGACTTCTCCTTGTCCAAGAAACCTAGCGGGAACATCCCTCGCACCACAGAGAAGTATCCATCCTGCGTGTATTGTCCGGTGAAAGGAACGTAGTCGCCACCAGGCCCAAATCCTCCAAAACCGCTGGCTGCGTTGGTGCAGACTTCACGCGAGTAAGCGGTCCCAATCTGCTTGATGCAGAAGTCGTCCGAACATGCAGCGATGAAAAGCTGTGTCTGGTTGCAGACCTGGCAGAAATCATCAATTCGCTTTGTTCCGATTGCGATGCACAGGTTGTCAAGGTCAGTGCCGCAGAACTCGTCCAGCCAGTTTTGGAGAGACTGCTGGAGATCGCTGCGGTAGTTGGAGAAGGCGGTGAACCCGTGGTCAACCAGGCTTACCGTGTTAGCCCTCAGATTGGCTTTAATCGTGCGGTGAGGAATGCAGCTAGAGTCCGACTTCGGCCACGACCAGAATATCGTTTTACTGTCAGGCCAGTATTCCCCAACCGGGCCTTCGCAGCAAGTCGGGTCGAGATCGTTCATCACCAGCGTCTCGGAACGATATAGCCATTCCGCTATTACCGGTTCTGGACTGTAAACATCCCACCGATAGAAGCCGTCCCGCCCAAGCCACCAAAGGCTGTTGCCATCGCTAACTAGCGACTTCGGATAGGCGATACACTTATCAAGGCCGCGAGGTTCTGTGTAAACGCGAGTGAAGCCAAACGAGGTTCCAGCGACAAAACAGCGGTAGATGCTTTTGTCCGTGAAGATAACCAGATTGCCCTGCAACTCTGAGGCGGCGAGAATGGTTTCCGTGTAGGGCAAGTCTTGGTAGTTCGCAACGGTGTCATCCCCACTCTTCCACACCAGCGGCCTGTTGACACCACTCCAGCGAACCCGACTTGTAACGCGAGTCCCCTCCTGCGTTACGTCCATCAGGAAAACACACCCGGAGAAACTTGCCACCACTCCAGCCCGCGAAATCTTCAGGTCATTCAGTTCTGCAATCTCCGCAAGCATATTCGCTCCGCAGACACCGGGGATTGTTCCGATAGTGTATTTCTGAGGCTTGTCATAGCCATTTGTGAAAACCATCGTATTGCCAGACTGCCCAGCGCTCCATCGAATCTGGCTGCTTACTGTGCTTCCTCCGAAGCCTCTGCCAACGACATCCCAGTTACCGCTTCCCTCATTGAGGATGGCAACTTTCGACTGAGTTCCGCGAACCAGCCTCCGAGTGCCATCATTGGTGGTCGCCTCATAGAGGAATGTAATCGGCTCCCGCACGGGAAACACATCAAAGCAGTCACCCTGATCGTGAGCGTCTTGATTTGCGTAGGGGGTTTTGGACAACAGCTTCTCCCAACCGGCAGAGCGAGACAGCTTATCATCCTTGTCCACATCGAAGTTCAGCTTCATCCGAAACGACAGAGGGGGAGCGTCCTCTGGGTTTGAACGACAGTCTAGCGGCCCGGTCAAGGGTCGCATGATGACTGATTTGTAGGGACTGGTTGACACGTTAGGAAGGAATTCCAGCAACGGCAGTCACGTCAGTCATCGAGCCAGCTCCGGTCATCTTTAGAACATGCGGGTTGCTGCACCCACCAATTGTGTTAGTCACTTCGTAGATGTCACCAAGGGCACGCACAACGATTTGTTGCTTTCCGTTTTTGTTGAGCAAGCCGGTGTAGGTGCGAGCCGCCGCGCCAGCAGGAAGGCTAGATCCGGTGTTTGTGATGACGCAACCTTCGGTTGCTTCGATGACGTTTCCAGCAGAAGGGTTTGGAGTGAGATTGACTGAAGACGTGGTAACATCTCCAGTTGCCGCATTCAGCCCCAAACAATGAAGCGCGGGCGTCGCTGCTGCATCGTAAGACAGAGAATACGGAAAGAAGTAGGAAGCCACACCAACCGGGTTCAACCGTGTCCCAATGGCGGTAAGCGCAGCAGTGGTGGTGCTTACTGAGTAAATTTGTGCGTCGGTGCTGGACGGCGAACTCCAGTAGCCCATCAGCAGCGTGGAATTCGGCCTGAACTCAAGGCTGTAGTAGTCAATCCACGGCGTAGTCGAATCCCAGTCAGATCCACCCGAGTTGATTGTGTCAACGTAGGTCAGCGCCCCAGTGGTCACGTTCACTGTCCCAAGCCGCAAAGGATACGGCGACGCATCGCCAGTCGCGTCGAAATAGATCGCCCAGAGCGTAGAGTCGTTCGGGCGAACTGCCATCCCAACAATCACCTGATCCATGCTGCCGCTGATTGTGGCGTAAGTCCAACCGCCAGTCTCAAGGCTGAACAACCGGCCACGGTAAACTCCACCAGAGAGGAACTGGGTCGCCATGTAGGCTGCTCCCGGCCCAGTCGGGTCAGACGTTGAGGTGTTAGTGTCGCCACCGCCACCACCGCAGCCAGTCGCGCAAAGTTTGGTATTGAAATCCGTAGTGAAGGTCAAATCCTCATTGTAAATACAAGAGTAGGCGTCAGAAACGGCTTTAGAGAGTCGCCCCAACTTGCGTAGCTGTTCGCAAACCGGAGCTTCAAGGGAGACGATTAGATCGTTAAAGTCAGATGGAGTCGGGCATGGCATAGGTCAGTAGGGGTAGTCTGCTAGGCTTATGGAGGAACGCCAGTAGTAGTTGTTGCGCTCCCGCCGCCAGTAGTGGTGGTCACAGGAGAGCCGCCGCATGAGATAGCGCAAATAGAATCGCTGAACTCATCGGTTAAAGTTCCGTCCTCTCTAAACCAGCAGGACCACCACTCCAAAAGCAGTTTTGGCAGTTCGGTCATAATGGCCGCCAGCTCTTCACAGGTAGGATTATCTGGGTCCAATGGAACCAGATTCTCGAACTGGCTTGGAAGAGGGCAGGCCATTTGCGGGTTACTCTGCCACTACTGCGTTATCTTTCAAGCCAAAATCTAGGCAGCTTGAACTTCTCAAGATACCACTCCAAATCCCTAGTGAAAACAGCCTCATTGTAGGCGCGGTCACACTCAATGTGCCGCTGCTCACCCTTGATGAGGTTCTTTGCTATCATCAAATCAGAAGTCGGCTTGGTGTGCTGCTCCAGCTTTCGGACAATGAACTCGGCTGCCCCCTCTGGAAAGAGCGTCATGGCAATCATCATCTTGTTAAAGAGCAAGGAAGCCCGCTTCGAGGTGTAGGTAGTTGCCGACCTGAACTGGTGCCCAATCCTGACGGTCTTCATCAGTCGGCAATCCCCTCCCGCCAACCACGCCTTCAAGGAGAGGTGAGGCTCCGAGCTTCCCCACTGATTGAGCATCTTGCTGCCACCGATCTTGAAGAAGAAGTCTCGGCGCATGAAGTAAGCTCCACCAAGGAGGCAGGCTATCTCGTCGCCGTCCTTGTAGAAGGAGCCAGGAACCCACTTCGCCTCGATGAACTGCATATCCTCTGGCTTGTTGTGGTTTTCACCGAAGAGGTTCAACGTCGCCCCGTTGTAGAATTTGTTGCTTGTCGCAATGTCCATGTTGGCGGCATTAAGGCCAACGCAAGTGGTGGTCCAGATGGTTTGAGGGTAGTCCTTGATTCGCCTGCAAGCCTCCTCATACCAACCTGGTTCAAATCGGCAATGGCTGTCCAAAAGCAGGATGTTCTCGCGGCTCGCAAGAATGGAACCCAGATGCCTTGAACCACCAACTCCGCACCTTCCATCTACCCGCCTGAAAACAATGTCGTCATGGTCGAGTGTGAGCGGCTTATCGCTCCCATCGTCAATCACCACAATCTCAGGCTCCTTCCCGGCAGTGGCCCGAATGCTTGCAATGGTGGCGTTTGCCTCCTCTTGGTCATTGCGGACAGGTATTACGATGGAGATCATTAGTGAGAGTATCCGTTTGCTCCGAGCCATTTTCTTGTAATCACAAAGTAATTACAATCCCAATGCGGACGAAGCTCAAACACGCCGCTCTTTCCGCCGCCACGCGCTCGTAGCTTCTGGTCGCATTTTTCAAGCCCCGTCTTTGAGCCATCGCTGTTCCTGCCGAAAGATGAAATGTTGTAAAGCCCGTGCCCAAATCGGTAGATGAAACCAATCTCCCTCGGCTCGCACTGCAAGGTTTTGCCTTTAGTCTTCTGGATTAGAGCCTTCCTGAACACGTCGTCTTCGCCTGAATCCATCTGCGGGTATCCACCAACAGCCTCCCACGCAGACCGCTTGAACATGAGCTGGTTGTTGGCTGCACCCCCCATCTTTTGAACAATCCCACGCTTCACTGTAAACTTGCTTCCCTGCCGAATCCAGTCCATGTCCCCAACGTGATCGGCCAGCCAAGACAGGTAGCCTTTCAGGATAATGTCGTCATCGTCCAGGATGGCGATGTAGTCGCCCGTGCAATGCTCGATGCAGAGATTCCTTGTCTCGCCAAGAGTTGATGGCCGGGATGGGTGGTTCACAACCTTAACTTGCGGATGCAAGAACGTAAGGCGCTGGCCTTGCATCGAGTTAAAAATGACCATCTCCTTGTCCGGGTAGTCTTGCTGTAGGAAGCTCTGAACGGCCTCTTCTAGGAGGGGGGTTCTACCGTAAGTTAAACACGACACTGAGATTTTCAAGTGATTTTTAGATTCCTAAACAGCACGTCTCCACCGAACTGGTCGCCACCAAAGTCTTTCTCCATGACCCACCCAACCCCCGTCTTCGCTTCAAGGTGACTAACAAAATCAGCTTTCAAAAGTTGCCCTTGGTAATGTTCCATTTCTGAAACTTCAGTGTAGAAATACTTGGTTTTAGCAAGGATGGAAGCTCCTCCTGTGATGGCGTCTCGCTCCGCCCCCTGAATGTCGCACCAGATGAAGTCAATGGCATCCACTCCAAATCTCTTGGCTGCTGAATCCAGGGTAATGCACTCCACCTCTACGCGGCTTTCAAATTTGCAATTTGGCCACACCTCCTTGTGCTTTTTTGGCTCCCGAATAGATGACGATCCGTGATAACCAGGGCCGCTTGAAAGCCAAAGATCACAAAATCCATCCCGGTCTGATGCTGCACCCTTAAAAAACTTAACTTTTTCTGACAGCTTCGGCAGTCGGTCCCAGTTGTATGGAGCAGCCTCAAAAGAAACCAGCAAAGCCAGCTTGTCACCAGCTATTCTTTCCAGCATTGCGGTATGCTTGCCGTCACAGGCACCAAGTTCAAACACTGTGACAACGCTTGAATCCGCCACTAAATCTGAGTAAAACTTTTCAATCTCGTTCATTTGCTTTGGAAAGCCTGCTCTCTACGACATTTGGATTAAAGAAAATTTTGTTTTTTGTTCCGCTTCCAGCGTGCGGATACACCCGAACGTAGTCATAACTGCTTACGCATTTGAAATTTGACAGAGGGTTGTGAAGGTTTTCACTTCCTCCACGCCTAGTTGCAAGGTCGGTATCAACTTGATAGCCAGAGTTTTCGATGACAAATCGGCATGGAAGATCGTTTGCATCAACAAACAATGCAGCCTCGTAGGTGTGTCCATTTTCAGAAGCGCCATCACCAAGAAAGCACCACACCATCGCTTTTGAACCTTCACTCTTCAGTTGCCAAGCTACTCCAGCAGCCATGCAGGAAGTTCCACCAAGTATTGCGGAAGTAACAAAATTATGTTCTTTTGAAAAAAGGAACATGGACCGGCCAGACTTGATTTCTGACTCCACCCTCTCCTCTGGGATGCCTTTCAAAAGCGCGTGATAGTGCGACCGGTGGCTTGCAAAAACCCAATCTTCCGGTTTTACATGCTTAAAAACATTCAGCAGCGCGTCCTCGTTCCCGCCCGCTAGGTGAACCAAATCAGGAAGCTCACCAGCTTCCCACAGGGAGGCAATGCGTCGCTCGAATGCGATTAGTTCAACAGCAGTTTTCATCAATAGAGATCTCGATACTCCACAATCATGGTAGATCGATTTGGAAGAGCAGCAAAGGCTTCAACGTATGGTGGGCTGGTAGAATCCGTGTAGCGCACAACTGGAAATGAAACCATTGCTGCAAAGCCTGCCGTCAAATCCTGCGTATGCGGAAGCCCAGTGAACAGCGGTCGAGACTTTCCCCCAACATTGCATCGAATCATAACGCCAGGGCTAAACTCTCCATTTGAGATTCTACCAATCTTGTCGAGCTGGTTTACAATCACATCAGCGGCCAGCAATGCAAAATCGAAACGCTCAATGTAGGCGATGACCTTTCGACCTTTTAGTGCCAGACCGATTGCCACTCCAATGAGCAAGTTCTCAGCAACCGGCATTTCACCTAGTTGTGCAATTCTATCGTTTGGTATTCCGGCCAGCGTTCCGTTGGCTCGTCCTTTCTCAAGACCATAACCAACAAAAATAACGGAATTGTCTTTGGAAAACTCCAGCATCGAATCGCAAATAATCTGTTTGTAGTTCACATTTCCACCATAACCCTTCCGGCCTGACCTGACCGCACCAAGTCCAAACCTTCATTAATCCTGTTTAGCGGAAACCTGTGCGTCACTAAACCTTCAACATTGAGCAGTCCAGCCCGCCACATTGCAACGTATCTCGGCACGTCCAGATGCGGTCTAAACTGCCCTCCTTGGGTGGCTATGATTCGCTTGCCTTCACCGTAGAACAAGCCAATCGCGTTTGGTATTTCCATGCTGGCTCCTGGCTTTGGTTGCCCAACCATGATGAATCTTCCTCCGCTGGCAAGCAGTTGAAAAGCGTCACGCACCGCTGAAAAATTACCAGTGGTATCAACAATCACGTCAAAAGCTGGCAAAAGTTTTAACGAATTGTCGGGAACCATAAACTTGTGCGCCCCAAGAGAAATCGCCAACTTTTCCTTAGATTGCTCCACGTCAACCACCACGATTCGACTGGCTTGCCGCAACTTCGACGCCAGGATTAGATTTGCCCCAAGCCCGCCGCAGCCTATAATTAAAACTGTCTCGCCAAACTTTAGATCCGCCTCGTTCTCAATTGTTCCAAGCGCGGTTGAAAGTCCGCATCCAAGCAGCGCACATAAATCATTTGGCGTATCGTGAGTGACTGGAGTTAGCCTGTTCTCCGAACATATCGCCTCTTCAGTTAGCGTGTTTACTTTGCCAGATGTTATGTCGCTTAGGAATGCTGGGCTTTTGTATCTATCTGATTTTCCGCCTATCACATAAGTCGGATTTGGAGACTCAATCCCAGCAGCCTTTCTCCAGTGCATTACCACTTTGTCACCAACACTCATGCGCGTCACTCCAACCCCAATTTCAATCACAATTCCAACGCCTTCGTGACCAATTAAATGAGGAAGTTTTCCGCCTTTCTTTTCTCCACTTATTTCTTGCAGTTGAGCGCCACAAATCCCGCTGGCCAAAACTTTCACTTTGACCTGTCCGTATTCAAGACGGCTACAAAACACGTCCCAAATTTCCAGCGGTTTGCCAGTTTCTACAAGCAATGCGGCTTTCATATTTTGCCAATAGCCGCTCGAACCTGACTGATATTCTGACATTGGATAATATCGCTGGTCAGGTCCAGTTGTTCGTTATTGTCCAAGCAAACTATGCGAAGTTTTGGTTTTGATCGAACATTGAATGTTGTCCATATTGGCCCGGTTGCAACTCCAATTATATTGGCGCACCTGATGGACAAGTTTCCCACCTCACTAACCGATAGTGGTTTTGTGCAAACCGTCCCCTTGTGTCCGTCATCTTGCGTAACGGCAACCCGCTTTCCGTGTTGAACAAGCTCATCAATAACCGAACCAAAAAAACCTTCTTTGTAGCTGCAAAGCTGACCGCTCATTGGCCGACTGTTTACAAATAGGTAATCATATTCTCTTCCGCTCCAAGCCTCTTCCCACAGCGCAGGATAATCAAAAACCATGTCATCCGAACACTTTACAGGAGACTCAAAACCAAGTTTGCCAGAGAGCCTATTAAAATGCTCAATGTGGAAAGCTGTAAACTTTCCCATCAATGGATGCCCCGTAAAGAAGTTGTCTGCGTTTTTCCAAGAATCTATCCATCCATCTCCGCTACGAGAATCAACCACCCGACAATTCCCTAAGTCAGAAACAACTTTTTTAAGCTGCCAAACCTGTTCTGCTGGAGCTGCGTGAATGAAGTTTGAATTTGGATTTGCAACAGCCAGCCTCCTAAAGAAATTAAGATGTATTAAATTGTCTCCAAGATGCCAATCGCAAAAAGTTTTAATTTCTCTCATAAACTGCATGGGGCTATTTCAGCACACACATAATCATTGGCGTGCCAGTAATTCTGGTCGCCTTTCAAGTTTTGTTCGCCTCGCTCTAGTGATGGGTGGAAATGAATTGCCCTGACACTAAGGCATGGGTTTGTAACTATTAACCCACCCCTCTTTGCGCTTTGCGCTACATAAGCGTCGCATCCAATTATTCCAACTTTTATGTCCCATGCAAACCTTAGTATTGGAGACTTAAAAATCCAAGCATCGTTAGATCCGCCGTTAATGCGGCCAACACCCTCAATTTTTATTCCGTTAACCATGCAAAGATTGTGCCTTGTTAAGACCATCAGTCTTGAATTGTTGCCAGAAGGGTCAGCCAGATAGTCCAAATTCAAAACCATTCCAAGAGTGTCATCGAAGTATATGTCAGAGTTGCAGGCAATTACAACCTTACCCCTGTAGAGTCGGTTGGCGTGTTCAAAAAAATCATGGAATCTAACGCGCTCTTTAATTTCAACAAGCTCCACCTTTCTTTCCGTCCAGAGATCAATGCCAAAGGTTTCCGCAAGAACAGTTGGATTTCCTTCGCAAAGAAAAACAAATTCTTTGATGTGTGGATTTCTCCGATTTTGTTCAAGTGCAATCCTTATATCGCAAGTTCTTAATGCGGAACATTTGAAGAGTGACGTTATCAGGACTGAATCAGCCATAATGTGTAAAGCAAGTTAAGCGGGTTCAGCGGGCCATCTATGGTTTCTTGGTCCTGTAATCGTAGAAATAAATCGTGCGCGGCACGGCTCCCATTGTCTTGAGCAACGGCTTTACCCGGTCGCTGAAATCCTTGTCTTCGCCGTGGTTGATTTCCGGGAACCTCGCTTGTAAAGCCAGCTCGCGCTTGATGGCGTTCAGGTGGTTGGCGTAGCGTAGATACACCCCATCCTTCTCTTCCCATTTCTGACATTGTATAAAGTGGTGAAACCTTTTTGGTTGAGTCCCGTTTGTAGTGATGACACCACGAAGCTCCGCGCAGTCCGGCCCGTCCTTGAGAGCCGCCAGCACGTCTGCCACATAGTTTGCGCTAACCAAGTCGTCGTCATCGCAAAAGGCCACATAGTCGCCCCTGGCCCGGTCAAGCAGGGCGTTGCGCTTGGTGCCGATAGACACGGGCCTTGGGCGGGCGTCTAGCAGCAGCTCCACCGGCTGACCTCGCATCTGCGGGTCTAGCACGGCGCGTAGTCGGCGCAGGAACCCAGCCCGCTCAGGCAGCGTTGCGATGAGAATGGAGAGCCGGAAGACGCTCACGGAAAGCCTGCCGCCTTTCTCCGTTGATAGGTCAACTTGTCGATAGAATAAAACCCAGAATTCCTCTTAAAAGTTGCATCCTGACCCGTCTTTGCTATCCATTCGTGGCAAAACAAAATCTTCTCAGACTTAAAGCTCTTACCGTCGCGCTCTGTTACGTCTTGCCACTCATTGTCGCACCACTCTGAAATGTAGTCTGGCTGGTAGATGTAGCCCTGCTTGTCGATCAACCTCTTACCCGCAATCGGCATGGTGTTAAGCCCGTGAGCATTAAGCCCATCATAGAAATGCAGGCAGCCATCCATAGCAGGGAAATGCTCCTTCATCAGGTCTGCAATAACCAGATCGTAATGCCGAGTTGTCGGGATCATGTCGTCGCTGGCTAGAATCAACACATCATAGTTCCCCAGCTTGTCGAAGTCGGCGTTGACCGCCTCGATCTTGCCCTTCGATTGACCGACAAATACTTGGCAATCTTTTTGCCTGCGAAAGTAGTTGTCCATCTCCTTGCTTTTCATAAACCTGTCATCCTCATCTATGGAGATAACAAATCTGACAGGGTGCTTCCTGGACAGCATGGAGCGATACGTCTGCATCTGCCGAATGAACTGGGATGGCCTACCCCGAGTTGGGTATTTTATGACAAATTTCAAGGTGAGGTATAAATCTGGCCGCCAGCTACCCCCGCCGCCAACTTTGTCCCGTCCGAAGAAGAGGCGATGGACCACCAATTACGGCTTCCGCTTGCTTGCGCTACCCAAGTTACGCCTGAATCGCTGGACGTGTAGATAAGTCCGGGCCAAACCACTGCAACCAGATTTGTCCCGTCACTAGACGAGGCGATGCCCTGCCACGCCCGGTTGCTGTCCCGCGCCGTCCAAGTCACGCCCGAATCGGTCGAGGTGTGAATCTGGCCGTTAACAACAAAAGTTGCTAGTTTCGTCCCGTCCGAAGAAGAGGCAATGGAATACCAAGCCCGGTTGCTCTCCTGCGCTGCCCAAGTAACACCCGAATCAGTGGACGTGTAAATCTGACCAGCGGGTGCAAACACGGTCGCCGCCAGCTTCGTCCCGTCCGCTGACGAGGCGATAAATGCCCAACCCCGGCTGCCGCTCGCCTGCGCTACCCAAGTTACGCCTGAGTCAGTCGAGGTGTAAATCTGGCCCCCTTCAACTGTTGCCGCCAGCTTCGTCCCGTCCGCCGACGAGGCGATGCCCCGCCAACTCCGGTTGCTATCCCTTGCTGTCCAAGAAACACCCGAATCACTGGACACATAAATCTGGCCGCTGGCAACCACCGCCGCCAGCTTCGTCCCGTCCGAGGACGAGGCGATGCCCTGCCACGCCCGGTTGCTGTCCCGCGCCGTCCAGGTCACACCCGAATCGGTCGAGGTGTAAATCTGGCCAATAAACGCCAGCGCCGCCAGCTTAGTCCCGTCATCAGAGGAAGCGATGCCAATCCAATCCCGGTCGCCGCTCGCCTGCGCTGTCCATGTATCGCCCCCACCCGTAGTGCTGCTCACATCCCCACCCGTTGTGCTGGTGGAATCCCCACCCGTTGTGCTGGTGGAGTCAGAGCCAGTAGTGGTGGTGGAGTCAGAGCTAGTAGTTGTGGCTATGTCCGAACCCGGCGTCTCGCAGGGGGTGGTTATGATTCGGTCAAAGCGCATGGGTCAAGGTGAGGTATAAATCTGACCGTTCCAAACCCCAGCCACCAACTTGCTCCCGTCCGCCGACGACGCGATGGACCACCAATTACGGCTGCCGTCCCGTGCTGTCCAGTTCACGCCCCTGTCCGTCGAGGTGTATATCTGGCCGTTTTGGACTACCGCCGCCAGCCTCTCTCCGTCTGCCGACGAGGCGATGTAGTTCCAATTCCGGCTGCCGCTCGCCTGCGCTGTCCAGTTTACGCCGTAGTCGGTCGAGGTGTATATCTGGCCACCGCTAACCGTCGCTGTCAGCCTCTCTCCATCCGCCGACGAGGCGATGGACCGCCAAAACCGATTGCTATCCCGTGCTGTCCAGTTCACGCCGTAGTCGGTCGAAGTCCAAATCTGTCCGTTCTCCTCCGTCGCCGCCAGTTTCGTCCCGTCCGAAGATGAGGCGATGGAAAACCAACCCCGGCTACCGCTCGCCTGCGCTGTCCAGTTTACGCCGTAGTCGGTCGAGGTGTATATCTGGCCGCCAGATTCCACCGCCGCAAGATATTGTCCGGTTGACGACGAAACAAGGCCGTAAAACCAAAATTGGACGGTCCCCCTCGCCGTCCAAGTCTCGCCCGAGTCCACCGATGTGTAGATTCGGTCGTTATATGCCGATGCTACCAGCTTTGTGCCATCAGAAGATGACGCAATAGAACGCCAATCGCGGGCACTGTCTTTGGCTACCCAGGTGACACCTGAATTCACCGAGGTGTATATCTGGCCGTTTTGTGCCACCGCAGCCAGCTTCGTCCCGTCTGACGATGAGGCGATGGAAAACCAACTCTGGCTACCGCTCGCCTGCGCTGTCCAAGTTGCTCCGTATTCACCCGTAGTGCTGGTAGAATCCCCACCCGTGCTACTGCTCACATCCCCACCCGTGGTGCTGGTAGAATCCCCACCCGTAGTGGTGGTGGAGTCAGAACCAGTAGTGGTAGCTATGTCCGAACCCGGCGTCTCGCAGGGGGTGGTTATGATTCGGTCAAAGCGCATGGCGGGTCAGGTGAGGGTTGCCGTCATGGACCACGGCTGGGGCTCTGGATCATCGGGATTAAACAACTTATATGAAAAATATGCACCTTTAGGTCCATTTTCAAGACTTGGACCAGAATAAATTTCAAATGGAACACCACTCTCATTTGCAATCCAATCTGGCAAACTAAGATCGCCAGAGCAAATAAACTCTATGGTAAATATCGCCGGTTCGCCATGTTGGTCGGTAAACGCAGCTTCAGTATTATTGTATTGGCAACTATCACCTTCTATCCTTGTAACTGTGTTGACGCCTGTGTAAACGAGAACATTGCCAGGGTAAGTATGCACAATAGTAACACTTGCTTGGAATGTGGCTGGAAGTCGCCCGCAATCATTGCAATCGGCAGGAGGCTCAATACACGCCAACTCCACGGTAAAGTTTGCGCTGACTGTTTGTGAGCCTGTGCAAGGTAGAATATCGTTAGTCGCGTGGGCTGTAAACGAGTAGGTGCCTGGGTTGTTGAGGCACGGTTGATAATCTGGGCCGTGATTTCCCGATCCGTCGGAGAAACCAGTCAGAGTTCCATTCACTACCGAAACTTGCGCGGCAAGGTTGACTGTGTAGCACGGGCAGTCGTATTGCTGCACTTCCACGGTTAGGTTATTAGCCGTTATCTCAACGGTGCAAGGCGGCAAGGTCGTTGTCGTTGTCGTTGTTGTCGTTGTTGGAGGAGGATCAACGTGGCATTTAAGAGGCGCTCTGAAACACTTACTGTGAAAGACTCCGTCCACTGTTACATCAAGATTAAATGTTGCGATTTGGGCAATTGTGTCACCAATCTTCTTTCCAGTTGGCAAAAAGACAACATCGCCCGCCGCCTCGTAATCCGCCAGAAGCCACCCGTCGCCATTGCATTCCATTGTGAATTTTACGCCGCGTGGGGCCGCAAACTCTATGAAGGTAAATGTTCCATTTCCATTTAGTTGCCTGCAACTATTATCATCATCACAAGTTATTGAGTGAGTTGCGTAGAACTTTGTTCCGTCAGTCAAAAACATGATTAGTTGGTAGTGGCTTCCAGAGCTACCAACCCCCACTGACTCGCCAAACAGATCCCATGAATGCATGCCGCTTCCAACTTGATCCAAGTTAGAGGTGTAAGCATGATTTATCTGTATGCCTTGTGAATAAATAACGATTGGATATGAATTGAAAGCACGAGGATTTATATCCAATGGGTATATCGTAAATTCTGTTGCCCAACTTCTTCCACTCATCCAAATTCCATTTTCGTCTGTTTCATACATCTCCAACCGCTTAACAACCGCACCCTCATTATAGGCAAATTCTACGTTCCAATTGATGTCTTTGCTGCCGTCTGGCTGAAACACATACCAAGCACCAGACTTATCTGTATCAGTGCAAAGAACCGACAAAGTTGGGGGATGGCTTGAGAAATCTTCCGCGTTGAGATAGTCAGTAGAGTTCTCCAATGAGGTGCAAACTCCAAGGAACGCCTTCGCATTTACCTGCGTTCCAGACGCAATCTGAAACGGTAAAGTGTATAGCTGGCTTGCCCGTGTGGGGGTTGTTCCGTCAGTCGTGAAGTAAATAACAGCGCCAGCAGTCGCCGAAGTGATAACCACAAATATCGGGTATGTGACAATCTCTCCACTGGGAGGGTTGAACATCGGTGTGGCAATTTCAGGGCAACCAGGAGGTTCACCACCACCACCACCACCACCACCACTGCCAATCTTACCGTGGCTTCCTTTAGCCGCGCCACTATCTCCGTCACTGCCATCACTAATACCATCAAGTCCGTTACTGCGAATTCTCCCCTCTTCGCGGCAATCGCGCATCAACTGACTCAAGGCCATGCGCCAGCTCTTTTCAGCCGCCGCAGCAGCCACATCATCCCGGTCATAATCCTTTGCGTGGTTCCACGCCACATAGTAGCGCACCGCTCGCTTGAGTTGGGGATTGTCATCAACAATATCAAGGCTTTCCCAATCACTCTTAATTCCATCCCACTCCACAATTACCGTCTCCGTGTTTTGCAACCACGGAGCAATGTAGATGCGCCCCCGCTCTAATGCCCACACACCGCGATTGGCCCTGCCTCTGGGTGAGTTTGTTGACGCTTGCGGTTGGTAATGATGCCCCATCGGCAAGCCGGGACTAGAGAGGTATTCGGCATCATCCGGTGTCGGGAAATTTCCCTTGCAGAAATTGCCAGTGTTAAACCCAAAGATGCCTGTGAAGTTTGCAAAACCGCCGCACGAAGAACAGCTCTCAACATGCTGTTGGTATTTTAGAATCTTGGAATACCCAACCTGCTCGTAGAATATCTGAGAACACCACTCGTCAGGCGCACTGGCCGATTCGCGTCTGGTCACTGGGTCGAGTTGGTCAATGACAGACAGCCGTTGAATGGAGTTAGCAATGCTCCTAGAACTCTCCGAGTTGGGACCATCCATCACATTAACACCACACTTGTAGAAACGTGAGCAAGCTCGGTAAATCTGAGAGTTATTGTGCTGAAAGCAGTTGGCCCAACGCTGAATCTCCAACAGGGCTTCAATAAAGAACTTGTTGTGTGCTGTAACAAGGTTCTCCGCCTCCCCCTGTGGCCACAGGAGCGGGCTTATCTCGGCCTTTAATTGGGCGAACGTGTAAGGCACAAAGGTTTAGGCTGGGACAGGTTCAGGGTTGGATACTAAACCCCTTGGAAAATTAGCTGGGGGGACACCAGGAGGGACCGCAGAGGGGGCCAGCTCGCCCGAGGCGGTCCTAGCGCGGCGAACTCGGGATAAGTTAGCCTTTGGCTTGGCGGCTGGAACGCTGGTAGCAGCAAGAGCTGTATCGCCACCCGGTAGCGGAGTGTTCTGTAAGGCAGCAGCCACAGCTTTCTGCACTTGGGTTTCAACCTCACCCCTTATTCCTTCGACCACAGACTGAGCAACCGCCGGTTTTTTTACCGGGAGGTGCTGGGGGATGACTCGGATTGGCCCGCCGAAATTGATCGATTTTTGTGGCAATTTCTGTCCTTCCCGCTTTTTTTTTAGTTCGTTAAATCGAGGCTCGTTAATCTCAATAATTCCTCGGGTTCCAACCGCAGCGACAAGATCCTCAATGAGTTCGGCGTCCGTCTCGCTATCCAAAATGATAAGGCCCGTATTGCCAGGAATGAGTTGCCAGTTGACCGTTTTCCCGTGGCGGGTGCGGATTTGGTTCTGAGTTACAAGTTCCTTTTTGAAATAACGCAACGGCATGGTGTGTATTTATAAGAAAAAAACCGCGCCGTCCAGAAAAACCGGACGGCGCGGCGCATTAGTTTA